ATGCGACAAGTAAGTAAAAAAGTGGATCTAAACAAAATTAAAAGAATAAGAAAAAAAATGAAGTTATCATTGGAGGAGATGTCCGAGAGGTTGGGGTACAAGACGTTAAATGGATACTATTATTTAGAATGTGGCCGGACAAAGTTTTCTGCTGAGGCGTTGGCGATAGTTGCTGATATTTTTAATGTATCAGTAATGGAGCTTTTTTATGAAGAAGGTATTGTCAAAACGGTAAAAGACGAAAAAGAGATTCATAGTAGGGATACAAATACTAAGGGAAGTGTGTAATGAATATTTCCAAACGAAAGAGGTTACTACATAGTTTAGGAAGGTCTACATATGTGGCTAGACAAAAATTAGCTTATTTAGATAGAGTGTTGGAATTTTCTAATCAAGATGAGGCGATAAGGGAAAAATATCAAAGGCAACGGATGATTCAGCAAATGCATCTTAGAAGTCTTTATCAGGTGAGTGAGTTGATCAGGATACAAGAGCCCATCGCTGCAACGATGAGCAAATAATACATTGAAACAAATATATTTTAACAGGTTACTAGTTTTCAAGCAATGGAGAAAAAAGAATGAATAAACTTTTGTTAAATGAAAAACCGTTAATTGTTTTACCGTCCTTAGCGTGTAAGTATGGACTAAATGAAGCTATTCTATTACAGCAACTACACTATTGGCTCCAAGAAAGTAAGAATATCCGTGATGGATACACGTGGGTGTACAATACGTATACCGATTGGGGGAAACAGTTTCCATTCTGGAGTGAACGTACAATTAGAAGAAGTATATTGAAGTTAGAAGAAAGAAGAGTTGTTGTGTCAAACAATTTTAATAGAAAAAAGAGTGATAGGACAAAATGGTATCGAATCGATTATAAAGAACTACATTCATTATTGAATCAACATGGACAAGATGGACAACCCATAAAGAATGATTGTCTTATACCTATGGTCAATTTGACTACATCTATACCAGAGAATACTGCAGATAGTGCATTAGAAATAAATAAGGATAGAAAAGATATTGTAGGAATGCCGTTTCCTCCAATTGAGGATGTAAGTAGCGTTGCTAAGAGGTTTATTGAATTAAGGAGAAATGGATGTCACTTAACTGATTCTGATTATAAGGGTATTAATAAGGTATTAGAAACGAGTATGGCTGTAAATAGTGCGGTTAAGTGGTTAGAGGAATGTTTCGATAAATATCACTCGAGAAGTCCGAAAGAGGGTATTCGTTCGTTTAACTACTGTGTACCGTACATACTAGATCGATATAGAGAGAGCATGAGGAATCGAAAAAATAGAGTTATAGAAAGAAATAAGAGTTATATTGCGGAGGATTTTAATTTAGATGACTAAAAGAGAAGTATTTCATTTATTATCCAAAATAGCATCAGCTTATCCAATTAAAAACACGGAAATTACGCAAGAGAAAATAGATATCTATTATGAGGTATTTACCAATTGCGACTTTCAACATGTAATAGATAAATTAAAAAGATATATTAGTGCCGGGAACAAGTATCCACCAATGTTAGGAGATTTAATACCAGAAACATATAAAGAAGTATCTTCAGAAATCTATTCTTTAGAAATTCATAAGTGGTCAAATAATGCTGCTAGTATAGATGATATTGAACGTATTATAGAGGACACAAAACGAAAGTTGAAGAGGTGAAAAGGTGATGGAAGATCCAATTTACTTTGCCGAAGAATCGGTACTAGGATGTATTTTATGTGATGGAGATTTAATGAAAGATACATTACTAATGCCACAACATTTCTATCTTACGGAACATCAAATGATTTTCGCTAAAATGCGTGATATAGAGGGGAATAATAAAAAAATTGATCTTGTGTCACTAATGATAGAGTTAGGGGATAATTTAGCGAATATAGGTGGGTCTGAATATTTAAATAAATTAACTTTTCAAGTTCCTTCTACAGCAAATTTTCAGTTTTACGTCGAGACAGTATTGGATGGATGGAAACACCGGGAAGCAATTAAGCTAACGTCTAAACTCCAACGTCATTTACAACAACAGCATGATTTAAGTATGATTCATCAAATGACATCTGAATTGCTAGACTTGAGTGAAATAGGCATAGCAGCAGATTTCCATTTGAACGAGAAATTAGTAGATCTTTATGAAGAGATGCAGAGGGAAAAAGGAGAGTTAACTGGGATTAATACTGGCTATAAAGAATTAAATAATATGACAGACGGATTTCAGGAACAAGACTTTATTGTAATTGGAGCCAGACCTTCTGTCGGTAAGACTGCGTTTGCATTAAATATTGCTTCAGCGGCAGCCCAAAGTAATCTAGCAGTAGGAATATTTTCATTAGAAATGGCCAGTGAACAATTGCTCAAACGTATCTCGTCCAGTATTGGAAATATTAATGGGATGAAGATGAAGAATCCACGGCGTTATTTTAGTGTGGAAGATTGGCAGATCTTTAGCGAGGTGATAGCCCGTATTAACGAATGGAAGTTAGAAATATGGGATAAACCAAGTGTCACAATATCTGAAATGTATGCTCAAGTTAGAAGATTTAAAAGAAAACACCAAGATAAACAATGCTTAATCATTATTGATTACTTACAGCTAATTACAGGAGATAAAAAGCATAGTGGGAATAGAATACAGGAAATATCAGAGATAAGTCGGAAGTTGAAAATGATGGCTCGTGAGCTAAACGTCTGTGTTGTAGCATTATCTCAATTATCACGTAATATTGAATCGCGTCAAGATAAAAGGCCCAAGCTATCAGATCTCCGTGAGTCAGGTCAAATTGAACAAGATGCAGATGTAATAGCTTTTCTATATCGTGACAATTATTCTAATATGAATGGGAATGATACGAACATTGTTGAGGTTATCTTAGCAAAACAGCGTAATGGTCCAGTTGGAACAGTAAAGCTTTTATTTATAAAAGAAATAAATAAGTTTGTTAACTTAGAAGAAGGTTTAAGAGGGAAGAGAGGAGCTTGAGGAATAGAAATGAATGAACAGAGCAATAGCGTATTGGATGAATTAATAAGGTGCATTGAAAAGCAACAGCCACTAACAATGGAACAAATGTTAATAAAAGTATTAGATAAGCAGAATAAAGAAATAAGAAAGAGTCTAGAAAATGAAAAATATAGAACGCAAATGATTTGTAAGAAACTGGCTGAAATGATTCAAGATATAGCAGAAAAGAATTGTGCATTGAATGATCAGTTACATCGAAAAGAAAGTATCATACAGCAACAAAAAAAGGCGATTGAACAATTAGGGAAAGAATACGTAGACCGTGTGAGATAGTGAGAAACATAATGAGAGGAGAAAGTAGATGAATAATTCATTTTTCCTTCAGGAGCTAGAAGTGGACCTGAAGGCAACAAAAAAGAACGTCGAGAAAATACTTGAAAAATATCGTATGTATTTAGGGACAATACCAAATGATATTCAACCGAAGATGACGCCGTCTTATTCAATTCTTCCACCAGTAAAGACAAACGAATTTTATAGTTCTACAGAAAGTATTGCAATTGAAAGAATAGAATATGAACAGGAAAGAGATACGTTTATGCAGGTGATCTATGAGGCTGTTAACAACTTAAAGCAAGATGAACGTTTCATTATTATTAAACGGTATATGGAAGCAGATATGGGGTACGATCCAGATATTTATGCAGAATTAGGCGTGGGAAAGACGAAGTATTATGCGATGAAAAGACAGGCGATGAGTAGGCTTGCATTTATGCTGAAAATTGAAATGTATAAGAAGGAGAATAGTAAAAGGGCGATATAAATAGAATAGGTCGATTTGTTGAGGGAGATAGAAACCAATGTCGAGAGAAGGCATTGGTTTTTATAATGGAAAGAAACGTGTGAATAATGCGTGAACAATTGCCGAATTATTTGCGAACGATATATGGACGAAATGACCTTTTACATGTGTTATATTTGTATTGTAAGAAATAGATGAAAAACATCTGTCACAGCGCTACATACATCACTTTTGAATAGTACAGAAGTAGATGGAAGAAAAGCGTGATACAAATGTTTTTTATTTAAACCGTTATCTTCTTAGATAGCGGTTTTTTGCATTGTATTTATGAAAAGTGAAAGGAGGTGAGTAGGTATGAATGAGCAGGCTAAAGAACGTTTGCGAAAGATGAATACATTATTAGTCGAAAAACTTGAGGGTACTTTTAAAGCGAAGGTGTATCAAAACCGGGTGAGTAAACATGAGGAAGGGAATTATCCATATTTCATTGTTGAGGCAGCTGGATTTGAGAGGAAAGAAAATAGTTCTTTATTATATCAGCCTATTTTGATTCGCTATTATTCAGAAAGTAGGAATGACTTAGATGAAATGTTACTAGATATTATTTCACTATTAGAAGGTAGTAAGTATTCCTTCGTCCATTCAACTAAGAAGTCTATTCCAAAAGACGGAGTAGATGGATATGTAGATGAATTGCTAGTAACAATGACGAGGTCCGTTAAGCATTGCTTTTAAAGTGATGGTGTTGTTGTCACATCGCTAATATGTACAAACCAAAAATAACAAATAAAAGAAATGAAACCTTAGGAGGAAGAAATAATGACAAAAGTTATTGAACAATTTGATGCTGTAACAATCGAGAATGCGAGTATTCAATTTTTAGAGGGAGGAAAGCCACAACCAGGAACTTCTTTTGGGTGTGTTGGGAAACTAGAAGGTGAAACAGAACTGAAAGAAATTATCAAAAAATGTGCTGGAATTGAAGTGAAGAAGATTTCAAGACCACAGAAAATGATTATGACAATTACAGGACATGTTCCGGTTGCAGTTGTTCGTAATATCTTCGGGTTGAAGGCGGATGGTCTTAAGCCAGGTGTATATGCATACGGTTCGAAGTCAAAGGGAACACCGTTTATTTTTACAGCGGACATTGTTGATGAGTTTGAAGATTTAAAGAAAATGATTGCTTTCTCAAACTGTACTTCTACAAGTGGATTGAAGTTAACAATTGAGAACGGTGGAGACGAAGTAGCTGAAATTGAATTGGAATTTACAGCAATGAGTGATAATAGTGGAGAATTTTATTATGAAGCTATTACTGCAGAAGTGGCTGATCCAGAAGTAGTGGCGAAATGGCATACACAATTTACACCAGAGTTAGTAAAAGGATCAGTTGTAGCACCTTAATAATGCAGGAGGAGTGATACTATGAAAATTCAAACAGTGGAATTGAAAGATGTAGAGATTGTAGAAATTGATGGGGAATTTAAGGTTGTGACACGCAATGAAACAACGGTCCCTTGCTATATTACGAATTATGCAACGAAGATGGGGAAAGATTTAGGGTTAATTGAAACGTCTTTACTACAAGGTGTGTTTAAATTGAAGGGGCTTATGGGTTCCGGTTCAGAAGCGAACCAAGACGTGGATGTTAATGCACTTAGCGAAATGGATGAGTTAGAGATGCAAAAGGTCGTCTATTTAGGATGTTTAGGAGCAAATAAGGATTTTGGCGATGACTTTGATACATTCTTAAAACGTTATCATTATTCGTTAGAGGAGACGGTACAATTATATGCCGAATTAATTACTCATTTAACGTCAGCTAACAAAAATAACTTTGCATCCAATTTAAAGAAAAGTACAAAATCACGCTCAAAAAAGAAGTAACACCACCGAAGATAACTGTTGAAAACGTAGAGGACAAGTATGTTCTCTACGTTTTAGTTTATGGAATCGATGCTGAAACTTTTTGGCATATGCCTGCCGGATCGGTGGAAAGAATTGCAGAAGGAAAAGTAGCTTTCGATAGTTGGAAAGCAAATCCAAGGTAGGTGAGATAGTGAAAGATCAAGAGATAAAAGTAACCTTCAAAGCTTTTAACAAAGAATTCAATAAATCTTTAAATGAAATGCAGAAGGAAAGTAGTAAGTTGAAATTAGAGTTCAACTTGTTACAAGAACAATTGAAGTTAAGTGGAACAGAAACGGAAAAACTACAAGCTAAGCTGAACTTTTTTCAACAGTCACAAGGAATTGCTGCTAGACGTGTTGCAGAGACGGGACAACAGCTCTCGAATGCCAAGAACCTATACGGGGAGAATTCAGGAGCAGTAGAGAAACTGACCCGGCAATTGATAACAGCTCAAACAGCTGAACAAAAACTTTCGAACGACGTACAACAAACAAGTAATTCATTGAAACAACAAGGAGTCGTAGCTAGTAAATCAGCAGAACAAATTCAGCAATCTAGTGATAGGTTAAATAGTACAGGAGAAGGATTAAGTGCAACAGTCACAACAGCAGTGGTCGGCCTAGGGGCTAGTTCTGTGAAAGCGGCAATTGACTTAGATAATTCTCAGCGGAAAATACAAAGCGCTTTAGGGCTTACGAAGCAGGAAGCAGAGAGCTTAGGTGATATAGCACAAGGTGTATGGGAAAAAGGATTTGGAGGATCGTTACAAGAGGTAGATAATGCCCTTATTAATGTATTTCAAAATATGCGGGACATTCCACATAGTGACCTTCAAATGGCAACAGAAAATGTATTGACGTTATCGCAAGTGTACGGTGTTAATTTAAACCAATCTACTCGAGCAGCCGGACAATTAATGAATCATTTTGGCTTAACAACGAAAGAGGCATTTGATTTGTTAGCTGCTGGAGCACAAAATGGCTTAGCTTATTCTGGTGATATGTTTGATACGCTGAGTAAATATACTCCGTTATTTAAAGAAGCGGGTTTCACTGCTGATGAAATGTTTATGATATTAGCAAATGGAGCTAAAGATGGTTCGCATAGCATCGATAATATTAATCAACTAGTTCAAGAATTCGGTGGTCTAATCCAAAATGATAAGAAAGAAGTTTCGGATGCATTTGGGCAATTATCGAAAGAAACGCAAGGTGTATGGGATAGTTTTAAAAATGGAAAAGCAACTACTTCTGATGTTTTTAAAGCTGTTCTTGGGGATTTAGGTGAAATGGATGACTCCATGAAAGTGAACAAAATTGGTGCGGCCCTTTTCGGGAAAAAGTTTCAAGAAATGGGTGCGGGAGTTGTATTAGGGCTAGATGATATCCAAGACGGCCTTGGAAATGTGGATGGCCGAATGGAAGACATGAAGACGACGCAAGAAGAAGCGTTTGGTCAACGATTTCAAGGGGCTATAAGAGACTTAGGTGCTGCTTTAGAACCATTAGGTTTAACGTTATTATCCATAGCAGAAACTATCTTGCCGTCTATTGCGAGTGCAGTGCAATCTTTATCAGAAGGATTCAACAATTTGTCTCCAGCTGCACAAAAAATCATTGTCATCGTTGGTGGATTATTAGCTGTAATAGGCCCGTTACTTATAGTGATTTCTTGGATGATGCCACTAATAGGAGCAATAGCGACAGCGTTTAAGGTAACATCAGCAGTGATGTTAGGGATGACAGGTATTGTTATATTAGTTATTGCTGCAGTTGTTGCACTTGTTGTAGCTATTGTTCATCATTGGGATTCTATTAAAGAATGGACCATTAATATATGGAATTCAGTAGGAGAATTTTTAACTGGTCTGTGGGAAGGTATTAGCAATCTAGCTATATTAATCTGGACAGGTATTCAAAGCTTTTTCGTTACTCTTTGGAGTGGCGTGACAGAATTTTTAGTCGGTGTTTGGACAGGAATAGCTGAAGCGGCAAGTATTGTATGGACAGGCATTAGTGAAATGACCATGCTGATTTGGACAGGTATTCAAACTTTCTTTATTACGTTATGGAATAATATCTTAATGTTTATTACTCCGATTATCCAAACTATTTCGAATGTCATTATAGGTGTATGGAATATCATATGGCAAGTAACAACGGCTATATGGGGCTTTGTTACTCAATATTTAATTGCTATTTGGACAGCTATTTTATACTTTGCAATGCATCTATTCCAAGCGATTGTTGACTTTATAAGTGGTGTGTGGACAATGATCTATACTGCTGCAATGATAGCATGGAACTTAATAGTAGAGTTTTTAACGTTAATATGGAATACGATTTTATTTACTGTTACGTTTGTTTTCCAAGCAATCGCTACTTTTATAAGTAATATATGGCTAGGAATACAGACAGTTGCACTAGCAACGTGGAACTTTATCTTAACGATGCTAACAACGATATGGAATTCAATTTTAGCCTTTGCAATGCCTATTTTCCAAGGAATCTCCAATTTTATTAGTGGTATATGGGGTGGCATTAGAGATGTATCTATAAATATTTGGAATTGGATAAGGTCAACGATTACAGGTATTTGGACAGGAATAAATACAGTAGCTTCTAATGTATGGAATGGGCTTATCACTGCGATTATGACACCCGTTAATAACATACGATCTGCCGTTGTTAATGCATTTGAAAGTGTGCAAAGTGGTGTGTTAGGCGTATGGAATGGTATTACAAGTGGAATTAAACTGGCTATAAATGGAATTATCAGAATGATTAATACGTTTATTAATAAGTTCAATGGAGGAGCTGAATTATTAAACCGAATTCCAGGTGTAGATGCTCCGTTAATTCCTAATATTCCACTCCTTGCTAAAGGAGGAAATGTTCTAGGGGATGGTTCATTTATTGCTGGGGAAGCAGGACCAGAGTTGTTCCGTAAGAAAGGGAACAAAGTGTCGGTAACGCCGTTATCTACAAAGGAAAAGTCGCTTGGTATTACAGGACATTTACATTCAATGGTTACTGGTGTAGAAAGTACGATAGCACGATCAATGCAATATTTAGCGAGTTTCATCGTTCCTAATTATAAGGAAGCAGGAGAACGATCACTTTATCAAAAAGAAATTCCCGCTTCCTATGCTATTAATCCTGTCATTAACGTGATAGTGAACAATAGTCTAGATGGACAAGAATTAGCACAAAATCAATTTCCCTACATCAATAAATTTTTAGGTGAGGATACAGATGTGAATATGATCTTTGGAGGGATGAAATAGTGGAAAAGAGTATATTTAATTTTAAAATTCAATATAAAGATGGTTCTATGCTAGACCTTGCGAGTAAAAAATTATTCGTTAGTTCTTTCCATATTTCTTCTCCTACTCCAGAACATAGGACAGATCGACTTGAATCACAAGATGGGGTTATTTACTTTGGTTCAAATATAAAAGAAAGAAAACTCTCAGCAAAGATCTTTGTAGAGGCGGATAATTATTTGGACTTTGACTTATTAAGGGACGAAATATTTACGATTTTTAATCCTTTAGAACCATTTTATATCATAAGAGACTTGCAACCAGATAAAAGAATGTTCGTATCTGTTAGTTCTGATTTTGATGTAGATTATTTAGATTGGGATACGGGAGAATTTGAAATAGATTTCGTCATGTACTCTGGTTATGTAGAATCTAATGAACAAAAGAAGGTTATAAATCAAACCAACAAGTTCAAGATAACGAATGATGGTCATATTCCAATCAATCCAAGTAATAGAGCGCTAGTTATCACATATGTTGGCGCGGGTGATAACTTAACAATTATGAATAAGACTACAGGTGAGAAATTCATGTTGAATGGTGTGCTGAAGACAACAGATACAGTCCGAATTGATGGATTAAGTGTTAAAAAGAATAATTTGAGTGTGTTTAGAAACACCAACAAACAATTTATATCATTAGCAAAAGGTGAGAACGATATTGAAGTAGTGGGAGCGACAGGCGCTTATACGGTTACTTTTGAATATCGTTCTTACTATTTATAGAGGTGATCAGATGCTTGTACTAACAGATGTAAGAGGCACTCAAGAAGCATTTACTGGATTTAAACAACTTAAGAGAAGCCGTAAAGCCAATGGAGATAAATCTATTGGCTTTACGGCACATAAAACGGATTTGAATAAGCATTCTTTTGAGTTATTGAAAATGGAGTCTATTGTTGAATTTGATGGTGAGGAATATGTAATTAAGCAGGCGAAGAAGAAGGGAATGGGCACTGGTTTTTATATGGAGATCAAAGCTATTCATCGTTTTTTTGTAGATATGAGAGATTGTTTTAACTACAAAGAAATAGAGGGTTCTAGAACATTCAACGACGTTCTTACTTTCATCTTTGAAGGCACAGGATATCATTTTAAAATAATTGATTCCTTCTTTACAGCAAGTGTTAAGTTAGGGAAAGATAATTGTTTATCTTTGTTTAAAAAAGCGCTAGAGGCTTATAACGCAGAGTTTTATGTGATTGGAAAAACTGTCTATATCAAACATGAAATTGGCAATAAAACAGACTTCTTATTCAAGTACAACCACAACGTGAAAGCATTAGAAGTAGATATGAATACAAATAAACTATCTACAATTATCCGTGGTTACGGTGGTAAGCAAAAGGAAGATGGAACTTATCCGATTGAAGTAGAGTATAAGAGTCCGAACTTCGTAATATATGGAGAGCGGCATGCTCCTCCTGTTTATGGTGAAGACTATTCTACAAAAGAAGAGATGTTAGAACGCTTAAAAAATGATTTAGTCGATGAAATAGAAATGTCTATAAAAGTAGACTTTGCGGACTTAAGAGCAGCGGGATATAGTTTCAATATGCCATCAGAAGGTGATTATGGATTTATTGATTATGAACCAATGAAGATGGATCTTGAAGCGAGGATTGTCGAAATTGAGGAAGACTTTGATTCTAAATTAGTTCCAATCAAAACTGCTGTTGTTATTTCAAATAAGCAAACAACATTAACTGATACGATTACTCGATTTGAGCATACATCCAAGACTATCGAGAGTATTGTTAAAGGGAAACAACAGTTGCCCTATAATGCTTTGGATGAAGCAGTAAAAGCTGCAACACGATCTATTAAATCAGCAGAAACGGAGCTGGAATTTGAGAATGGTATTGTCGCGGTAAATCCAAAAGATACTAATAAGTTAGTGGCATTTAATAGTAATGGTATCGGTATCTCAAGGGATGGAGGACATACGTTTAGTGAAGCAATAACCCCAGAAGGTATTGTAGCAAGTGCCGGGGTAGTCGGACAGTTTGATGCATCTAATATTAGAGTTGGTCCTACTAGTGTATTTGAAGATGGTTATGATCCTAGCGAGATTGCACAACGTGTAGACGAAGTCGTTAATAATTTCTCGAAAGATGGCGTTATTACAACTGTAGAGAAGAAGTTCCTTACGGCTGAATGGGTTCGTATTCAAAAAGAATTTGAACAACTAATACAGTTATCGTTGGGCTATTGGGAACAAACTATAAAAATAATTGAGAGGGATAACATTAACCTTCGATATGATGAACTACGTAAGTTTTTAACAGTAGATAAAGATACGAACAATAACAAGCCAATCTTAGATGCAACAAACATGATAAAAGATAGCATTATAGACCCTAGTATTTATAAAGTTCGATACATGAATTATTATGATGCAGCAGCGAAGTTGGATAATAAAATTGTGTCTAGGGCCAAAGAGCTTGCAGATCAAGCCCAATCAAATATAGATGAATTAGACATAAAGGTTAATAATATAAAAATCGATGCAAGAAACATAATAGATAACTCTGGTAACTTCGCACAATTAGGTACATGGATAAAAAATGGTGGTAGTCACATTGCTTTAGTAGAAAAAGATGGTGCAAGAGTTGTTGAGGCTGTAGGTTCAATTGTGCAGAATCAGAATTATGCGATAAGGGCAGACACAGAGTATGTTTTGACAACTGAAATAATGTTTAGTAAGGATACACCAATTCAATTCGCTAACCCTATTCACTGGTGGATGCACAATACTACAGATAATACCGTAGGAGCGATGTTACAATACAAACATTTAACTAGCACTACTTTAGCCAAATCGAATGAATGGACTAAGATATCGATTCTTATTAAAACGAAACCGACAATCGTACCAGGTTCATATTTTCGATTTTTTGTATACTCGCCGCAACATTTAACGACAGATAATAAGTATTGGCTTAGATCAGTTAAGTTAGAAGAGGGCAATATGTCAACTGGATGGACACCATCGCAAAAGGATGCAGAAGAGGATTTAAAGCTAATAGATACGCTTGTTGTAGGGTTGAAGAACGACTTATCTACTACTACTCAAAAAATTGACAATATGATGAGCGATAGTATCATGACACCTAATGAAAAACAAGCTCTTATTCACGATTGGAATGGTTATAAACTAGAAAAGACAATTGTCGAGCAGCAAGCAACAACCTACGGAATAACGACTGAACAAATTAATTATACAGATGCTTTTAATGCACTTAATATCGTATTAACTCCGTTATTCGCTAATATGAATGCGGATAGTAATGTAAATGGCATAGATATTCAAAATAAATTAAGTGCGTATATTGAGAAAAAAGCAGAGGTTCTAAAAGCTATTACGGACAAAGCAAAAGCAAATGTTGATGCAATAGAAGTTGGTGGTCGGAATTTATTAAGAGATTCCGATGTTTATATAACGGGAACTAATAACGTAAAACTACTTGATATAACAGAGGCAACATTACTTCGAGGAAAGGAACTGACGTTTAGTGTAGATGTTGAGATAGTTAAAGGGAAAAAGGACTCTAGTACAAATAATCGCATTGGTGTTGAGCTGGAATTTACATTTGCAGATGGAACTAGGCAATGGTTAGGACATTGGGAAATTGTAGAAGATGGTACTAATCGTAAAGGTCGATTCTCGAGAACGTTAAGAGTCACAAATAAAGAAATAAAGTCTGTAAGGGGCGGGATATATGTACAATGTACTGCTGAATTAAGTAGAATAGGTCGTCCTAAGATCGAAAAAGGAAATCGTGCTACAGACTGGTCACCTGCTCCAGAAGATATAGATCAACAAATCAACGATGTGAATGAAAAAGCTAAAAATGTACAAGATACGGTTGCAGAGTTTACTAATGATAATAAGTTAGTAGCGAGTGAGAAAAAACAATTAAAAAAAGAGTGGGATATTATAGTTGCTGAATTGCCAACAACTTTGTTACAAGCAGATACATTTAAAATAACGATAGAAAAAGTAGCATATGAGGCTAGTTATACGGTACTAAAATCATATGTTGAACCATTGCTTTCTAACTTGTCCAACACGTCTAACTTAGAGGGTACTAAGTTAAGAGGATACTTCACTGATTATTATAATAAAAAGACTATATTATTAAAGAAAATCAGTGATGCGGCTAAAGTGTATACGGATAACGAGTTAGATCCAATACGCAAAACGCTTCAAAATATAACATCAGATGGAAAAATAGATGTGACAGAGCGACAATACGTCAAAGATAAAATTATGATGATAATTGGTCAAATCCCTGCTGACACAGCTAACCTACCAACAGTATCTGTTATCGATACGAGTAAGCGTGGAGAGGTTTATTCATGTCGAAAAGAAGCATTGAATGCTGGTATTCCCTCTACTGCAACCCAATATAAAGCAGTAGAGACAGAGTACACCAATTTGAAGACATATCTTGAACCTTTGTCTCCGAAACCTTGGGATACAGGTATAACAAACACAGATAAAGTAATTGATGTTGTAGCGACAACTTGGAGAGATAAATGGCTTAAATATTATTTATCAGTCGATGCATTACGTGAACTAACAGCAGCTAAGTTAAAAAATAATGCCGACGATGCACAAACATCAGCTATCAATGCAGCTAAATTAGATGCAAAAACGAAAGCTGACGAAGCACAGGCCGCGGCTATTAGAGAAGCTACTGCAAAAGCACTAGCAGCAGAAACAGCAGCTAAAGCACATGCAGATGGTAAAGTCACTGCCGAAGAAGCAGCTCGAATAAAACAAGCAAACGATAATTTAGCAGCAGCAAAGAAAGAAGCGGCTGACAAAGCAGCCGCGGCGGAACTAGCAGCAAAAAACGCAGCAGCTTTGGATGCAACTACAAAAGCTAATGCAGCAAAGGACGCAGCTATTAATACGGCTAATAACAATACAAAAAAAATAAGAGAGGATATGCGACTTACATCACCCTTACCTTCGCAAATCGAAATGAACAGCTCTGGTATTACTGCATATGCACAAGGAAATCCTAATAAGTTCGCACGAATAGATCATAGAGGATTTTATGCCAAGGGTGGAGCATTCGCTGTAGAAAGACCTGACGGGGCTATGTGGATAGAAAATGGTGTACCAAGATTTGATTTTACAGTCGATGCGTGCGAACCACCATTTTCTGGGAACGGTCGCGATCAAGTTAAAATTGAAAGTTGGTGGTACACCACAACATACTCAACCTTTCAACCCATAAATTTTTACTCTTTTAGAAGGACAGGGAGATACTTGAAAATACAACTTGTGGGAGGCTCTGATGGCGGTGGCGGACAAGCAATAGAAATTGTAGACAGGTCTGGAAAAGTAGTTTTGGCACAGATAACGCATGGGCATTGGATTGGAAATGGTGGCGAAGGTTTTGAAATCACTGTAGACCTAGGAATACCTACAATGCAGCTCGATTCTATGTATATAAAATTCCGTTCACTTAAAGAAGGTGTTAAAACGTACCTTAGAAAAGGACGAATTTGGTTAGAGGGGTGATTTTAAAATGTTAAATACAGAACAAGTACAAGTGTATATTGACATCGATAGCAATTTGGGAATGGTAAAAAGTCTAATGGGGAAAAATATTATTCCCGATAAACAATACGATATTTTTTTTGTTGTGGATTCATACATCGGACATGATTTAGAAAATTATCGCATCATACAGCTGAACGGAAAATATGAACTAGAAGTAATAGATCAGCAGCGTGAGCAACAGAAAAAAATCGAACTTAATTTTGAAAAAAGTCCCAAACAGTTACAGGAAGAGTATGAAAAAAAACTAGAAGAATTAAAAGCGTTAGAAGAACTTTTGAAATAACAATTAATTTATCAAGCGTGCAATAGCAGGCTTTTTTATTTTATTAAAATCAAACATACAAAAAGGGGAAATTAAAATGACAAATCAAACAGAAAACAATATTAACGTTACACAAGACGGAAATCAATTACAAAATCAAGCTTTAACTCAGGTGACAGCACTTGTAGAACAGCTGTTAAAAAGTTTAACTCAAGTTGCTGCTGGACAAGATGGAGGACAAATTTTAACGAAAGCTATGCCAATCTTAGAGAAATTAATGACACAACTAGCACAAAAGCCAGCTCAACCAAACGAAGATGCAATGCCAGGTAACGATAATAAGTTTATGGAGATTGATGATATCGTTGATAACCTTGTAAATGCAGGAATGATCACGGCTGGTACTTTTACAGTTAATGTTGAATTATTCCGAGGAAGTCCTATCACAGTATCAGTTGTTAAGCCAGGGGAAAAAGATATTACTGTTAAGAAAGACTTGGATGCAGGTGAGTCTATCACAGAAGAAGTTGAGACTGGAGAAAGTGGGGGAAATGAAGTAGAACAACCAAAAGAGGCGCAATAAGCGTCTCTTTTTTTACATGTGAAAAGGGTGAGGAACAGTGGAACTACAGTATTACGAACGTTTAGCTTCTTTAGAAAGTGATATGAAAGCTATTCAAAAACAGAATGATAGAATTGAAACAAAACTAGACGTATACGCGGCGAACTTTGCTACAAAGAAAGAAGTAGAAACGCTAGCTAAACGAGTAGAAGAAATTATTAGGGATAACAAGGCTCAAAAAAGCGCAAAAGAAGCCCGTTTTGTAAGTTGGTGTGCACTAGGAGTGACTATTATTTTAGGTTACTTAAATTATATGAAATAAGGGGAAGGATAATATGGAAGAAAAACTAAAAAATAGAGGTTTGTGGGTTGCATTATTCTCTTTACTTGGCATGATCTTAATGGATACTGTTCCTCATTTCGATATAGGAAGATATGAGCAATATGTCGATCTATTCTTAGTTATTTTAGTCGCAGCAGGAGTCATTTCAAATCCTTCAGCAGGCAAATGGTTTATGGATAATGAAGAGGGCGGTGGCAAGTAATGACGTATGCACTAGTTACTAGTCACGCAGGACATACAGTTGGTGGTGGCGCGCGAGGAAGCGGGTATGAGGAAAGCGTGGTTGCTCGTCAGTTTAACGACTTATTAATCAAGGCATTCAAAAGTGTTGGGCAATCTGTGATAGACACTACAGATAATATTGGGAAAACACAAAGTCAAAACTTAGCCAATTTAGTTCGTAGTTGTAATGCCCATCCTAAGAATGGACGGTTGGATATTTCGCTACATTTAAATGCTGGTGGTGGAACGGGTGTAGAAGTTTTCTACTATGATCAAAAGGAACTAGCAAATAATATAGCAAAAGCAATTTCTGATGTTACAGGGTTACGTAATCGTGGAGGGAAAGTTAACAAAGGTTTGTATGTACTAGCTAGAACAAATGCCCCAGCAATTCTCATCGAACTTGGTTTTATTGATAATGCGAGTGATATGAGTATTTTAATGAATAAGATGCAAGAGGTAGTGAATGCGATTGTGCGAGTGGTTACTAGTAAAGAAGTGCAAGTGAAGAGTAAAACAAAAGTGATTGAAACTGGGGGATTAAATCCGCAAGCAATTAAAGATGTATCTGAGTATTTCTTATCTCATGGCTGGTGGGCCAATATTAGATTCCGCGATGGTATGGCGACCGCAGAAACCGGGGGATTAAGAGACGAAGCTTTAGAAGATTTTAAGAAATGGATGGATAATAGAGGCTGGTGGTACCAGGAGAAAGAGGTATAG